CCCGGTTCTGCCGCAATCGCTGATTTCCAAGCCGAGTATGACCGCCTGGAACGCGAATATCACACCTCGGCCAATCAAGTTCTGGCCGCTGCAATGGTTATGGGAGCTTGCCCGCCATGAGCAAGTCAAAGAAACCCCGCAAGCAGTACAAACCCAAGCCCGTCGCCCAACACGGCGGCTTGGTAGCCATCGCCATGTGCCACGCACGCGGCGAGAACGCATCTACCCTCACTTCGGACCAGACGACCGATCTTGGCGTCGCCTACTGGCTCTCATTTGAGAACCTGCGCACTGGTGACGCCAACGAGGAATCGTGGTCCTGCGTCGCCTGCGCTCTCAATGTAGCCCTCGTTCTGTGCGAGAAAGGCATCGGCGCCGAATACGAGCAGCGGCTTGTGAAGGCTCTCGACGGCTGCTTCCGCGCGAAGATCCGCAGCGCCAAATCCGGCAACTTCCGCCTGGACGGCGAAGCCCTGCGCGACATCGAAACCGCCCTGCAGATCCACGACCAGCAAATGGCGATAGCGAAGCGCTGGGAGGTCACTGCGGCGATGAACACGATCTACAAGCGCCTCGCGGCCGGCAACGTGTATCAGGAGGCCGCATGAACGCCCTCACCGCCCGTCAGCAGGAGTTGTACGACTTCATCCTCAAGTGCATCGACGACAAAGGCGCCCAGCCCACCCAGGCCGAGATGATGGAGCACATGCTTGTGTCATCGCCCAATGCGATTGAAAGCATGCTGGCCCTGATGGAGCGCAAAGGCTACGTCCAGCGCACCGGCCGGGCTCGCTCCATGAAGATTCTGCGTAGGGAGCACTGACGTGGCCCGCATCCGCACTATCAAGCCCGAGTTCTTCACCAGCGAAGACATCTTCGGTCTAACGCCACTTGCACGCCTCTTTTACGTGTCACTGTGGTGTGAAGCGGACCGTGAAGGCCGTCTAGAGTGGAAGGTGGGTACGTTGAAAGCCCGCTATCTGCCTGCTGATAACTGCGACATCAACGCCCTGGCCCAAGAATTGATCGACATGGGCCTGATCATTTTGTACGAGGTCGACGGCAAGAAATACGCAGAGATTCCGACGTTCGTTGAGCACCAAATCATCAACAATCGCGAGTCCGAGTCAAAAATACCTCCACGCGTGCCTCACGCGTCAACCACGCGTGAAAGCGGAAGGGAAGGAAAGGAAGGAAAGGAAGGGAGTGACGCGTCGCGTGACGCGCCCCCTGCTCCGGCTTCGCCTCCAACCCGCATTGGCGAACTTTGCGTTCTGCTCCGACGTGCTGGTGTCAACACGAGCCCCGATGCTGTGGGCAAAGCGGATTGGTCTGCCAATCCCGGAGTGACCGACGACATCGTCCGAACAGCTCTGGACACAGCGAGGAAGCGAGCGCCGAGGCAGATCACCCCTGCCTACCTCTCCCCGATCATTGCCGACCTGCTTGCGGAGGCTAAGGCTGCCGACGCCGCGAAGCTGGTAGCCGGGAGGGACTACGTGTGATCGCCGCCAACGCGAAGCCCATCCTGGAAGCCCGTCTGCGCGGCTTCAAGCCCGACGAAATGGTCATGGTCTCGCTTGTTGGCTGCATCCGCAGCAGCAACCAGACCGTGTACGCCGAGCCGTGCCACGCCTACGACTGGCGATGGGTTCGCGGCCTCGACATCTGCGTCTGGATCGGTGACGAGCCGAACTGGGCGCCGACGTTGAAGGCAATCGCACTGTGCCGACCCGAGTACCTCGCCATCTGGAACCAGCGTCACGAATGGGGTGCGAAGGTGTACCTGATCCCAACCGCGGCAGACGTTTCGAAGCCCGTCTGCATGTGGGAATACGAGCTTGACGTGCTCGACTGGCTGGAAACCTGCAACCGAGTATTCGCACAATGAACCTGATCCCTGACAACATCGATTTCAGCGCCTTCATGGATGAGCCGGAGCAGCACCGCATCATCCCTGCTTCGAACTTTTTCGATGAGGTGAAGAACCTTTTCTTCCCTCCTGCTGACCTGCCAAAGTTCCCCACCATGCTGTGGGCCAAGGCCAAAGACAAGGTCGAGTTCCGCCCGGGCGAAGTATCGCTGTGGGCTGGCGTGAACGGCCACGGCAAGTCCATGTTCCTGTCCCAAGTCGCCCTGGACCTGTGCCACCAGGGCGAGCGCGTCATGAACGCTTCATTCGAGATGACGGCGCCGCGCCAGATGCAGCGCATGTGCCGTCAGGCCTTCGCCGGTGACCAGCCGTCGATTCCGTTCATGTCTGAACTGCATCGCTGGACCGACAACCGTCTGTGGATCTACGACCACATGGGCGCCATCGACTGGAAGCGCCTGATGGCCGTTCTCCGCTATGCGCGCAAGAACTTCGGCATCACCCATTTCGTCATCGACAGCCTGATGAAGTGCGTGCGCGGCGAGGACGACTACAACGGCCAGAAGGACTTTGTGAACGACCTGTGCAGCTTCGCCCAAGCCAACGGCGTGCACGTCCACCTCGTGCACCACGTCCGCAAAGGCGAGAGCGAGCACAAGGCCCCTGGCAAGTTCGACGTGCGCGGCGCCAGTTCGATCACCGATCTCGTGGACAACGTGTTCATCGTCTGGCGGAACAAGCGGGCCGCGCAGGAAAACAACGGCGAACCTACCGCAATCATCTCGTGCGAGAAGCAGCGGCATGGCGAATGGGAAGGGAAGCTCGGCTTCTGGTTCGACGAAGGCTCACAGCAGTACCTGGAGAACATCGGCACGAACCCCATGCGCTACAACCTAAAGGCATCGAAGCAGTCAGTGCAACCGGCATGAACCGCGAGCCCCAGCCCTGCGTCCTGTGCCAACGCTTCCACCGCCAAGCCAACGCCCAGCCAGGTTACGGCTACTGCAGCGGCTACGAGAGGATGAGGCGGCACGACGAGACGAACGAAGCATGCCCTCTGTGGAACGAAGCAAAGAACCGGGCAGAGCGCAGGGCTTGGGCAGAACAACAACCGAAGGAGAACACGTAATGGTCGATCTCATCATCAAGCCGAAGGGCCGAGGAAATTGGAAGACATCATCTCTGCGAGCGTCAGGGAACGTCTTCAGAGTCGGCGAGACGATCAGGATGGCGAACGGGCAGTTGTATCGAATCGTTGATATCAAACCAGTGGAGGCCGCATGACCAAGTACCGCTTACAAGCCCACGCCCACCTTGTGTACGCCCTGCTGATGATGCGCCTAGGAGTTCGCATGTGGCAGCAACAGAAAGACTGACGAGACCATTTCGCGCGAAGTGCGCATTTCACCTGAAAGGCAGACATGAACGACCAAACCACCCTCGGCGGTAGCTCGAAAAAACGTGACGATTCGACTGACCGCTATGACGCGCTCAATCTCGCACTTCGCACACCTGGGATTGAGCATTACAGCGAAGTAATCGAGGCCGCCAGGGGATATCAGGAATACATCGTAGGCGATTCCCCGACATCCGAGCGCGAATTGGCAATGGCGGAACTCCTGCGCTCTGCCTGCGCTATTGCTGAGCGAAAGGGTGCCGAAACGGCGTGGGTACGGTTTGCTAACAGCATTCGCGATCTCGGTCTGAACGGCGTGACTGCGCGCACCTACCGCATTCTACCGTCCGACGAGCAATAACCACCCCGCCCGGCCAGTACCGGACGCACTACAAAGGGAGAACCTGATAGATGAAATACTGGCAATTCTTTCTGATGATGGCTGCGATCTATATCACGCCCGGAATGTCCGAGAGTGCCCGCATATGTTGCGCGATCTTTTTCACGCTTATCGGTTTTATCGCGATGGTATGGGGTGATTGAATGACCACCCTCACCCGCACCGCTATTTGCCTCGTGCTGGCTGCGCTGGCCGGCTGCGGCAAAGACCCCGAGACAACGCAAAAGGTCAATGCGCAATTCACCGTCGATACGCTGTTCACGAAAGACGGCTGCACGGTATATCGCTTCTTCGACTACGGTGCTGAGCGCTATTTCACTAACTGCCGGGGAACCGTCGAGTGGAAGCAAGGATGCGGCAAGAACTGCACGCGTGACGTCGTAGTGAGCGGAGGTGAGCCATGACGCTGGATCGCTCCACACCGTTGCGCCGGACGTCGTTCAAGCGCAAGCCGCTCGGCCAGCGTGAGCCGATCCTGACGTCGACCACGCCCAGGAAGCGCAAATGCGTGGCCTGCGGCGAAGTATTCAAGCCGCAGCGCATGGGCCAGCACGTCTGCTCCGTTGACTGCGCCATCGTTCAGGGCGCCAAGGAGACGGCCAAGCAGGAGCGCCGGGAGACGCGCGAGCGCAAGCAGGCGATGAAGACGCGCAGCGATTGGATCAAGGAAGCACAGGCCGTCTTTAACTCATGGGTGCGTGAACGGGACCGCGACCGGCCCTGCATCAGCTGCGGCCGCTTCCACACTGGCGCCTATGACGCAGGCCACTATAGATCGGTCGGCGCCCAGCCCGCTCTCCGCTTCCACGAGGACAACGTGCACAAGCAGTGCGTGCCCTGCAACCAGCACAAGAGCGGAAACGCCGTCGAATACCGGCTTGGCCTGATCGCACGAATCGGCGCCGAGCGCGTCGCGTTCCTCGAACAGGAGCACGCGCCGGCGAAGCTCACCATCGAAGACGCAAAGCAGATCAAAGCCAACTACGCCGCCAAGCTGCGCGCGCTCAAGGAGACAACATGAAGCATTGTGTCGATTGCAAACATTACGACCTTGCGAACGGTGTAGGTTTCGAGAAATGCCGTGCGCCGCACAACAGATTTACGGAGAACCCGGTATCTGGCGAACGTAAGCAAATTTGGCCTTATTGCGAATCGCATCGAGCCCTGTCGTTCCCAGTCTACATACTGGAGAAGGTTTGCGGCAGCCCTGGGCGTTGGTTTGAGCCAAAGGAGACCACATGACCGCCCTCATTATCGGCATCGCCTGGATCGCCGCATCAATCCTCGTCAGCTGGCTCGCCGGCCGCTTCATTCGCGTAGGGATGGTGGAATTGCAGAAGGATAAGGAGACGCCGCCATGACAGCGCCCATTAGAAAGCTCCTATTCCAATGGGCCGCACATAGAATTGCATACGCAGGAAATCTGCCTGCCGATCTTCAACGCTTGAGTGAAGAGATTAACCGCTTAGATCCAGAATCGGCACGTATGATCGAATTAGAATATTGCGATTCACGACCACAGAAAACAAAGGCGGCAACTCTCCGCATGTCGCGGCAGATGTTCTCTGCAAGGCTGAAATGGATTCATGATCATTTGTCCTTCTTGCTCTTTGGAAACAAAATGTCATGACAACTCATTTGTGGCATTCGTTTCTTAAGATCACTACCATTAAAACTGTGGGCCATTGCGCCTTAATCAGTTTTAATCGGGGTGATCATGAGCGGTCTCGGTAAAGGTCAAGAAGGCAATCCCAAATACGCGGCCAGCTGCGCCCGCGAATCGCGCGACGCAAAAGCTGGCGCATTCAATGGCGGTAAACCGCCGAGTGGTCCGAAACCCGAGCCAGTTCGCCTGAATGGCGTGCGTGCTCCGAAAGATCGCGGCCTGAGCAAATAAGGAGCCGCCATGACCAAATATTTCGGCGTGGCCGCTTCTGACCTCGGCACCCTCGTTACTTCTTCCATTCCCGTTGGCTCGGCTGTATCGATGACGACTGCAACTGCGGCAAACGTCACCTCGATCACGCTGGCTCCGGGTGATTGGGACATTTCCGGCGTCATCGACTTCAATCCGGCTGCAACTACCAGTGTGACCAATATCACCGCTGGCGTTTCGCTGACCAGCGCGACGCTCGCAGCCCAAACGGGCGGCAGCGGCCTGGGCACTGACCCAACGATGGCATGGAACCAAGCCGCATCGGTCCCTGCTGGCGTGATGGCAATGGAAGTGCCTGCGGTGCGTTTGTCGATCACTGCGACCACCACGGTCTATCTGGTGGCCAAAGCTACGTTCACGGTGTCGACCATGAGTGCATACGGCACGATCCGTGCTAACCGCGTTGCTGCTCCGGCTTAATCATGATTGCAATTCCATTCCTGAAAAGTGGTGAGCGCATACCTCTGGGCCTTAGCAAGTATGCTCATGGGACTCGTTTTCGCTTTCCTCTTTTCGCGTGGAAGCGCCGTGGTTACCTAATTTCTCAGGACCGTTTCGCGCGCGGATGGTGGAGATTTGAGATTTGCATTCGAACTGAGAACTCCGGTGTTGCTGTCCATTGGAGTTGGAATCTCATCAAGGAACATCATGGCTGAGCTTAAAGCAAAGACGCGCAACAAGCTTCCGAAATCCGAATTCGGTATGCCAGGGGAACGCAAATACCCGATGCCCGACAAATCGCACGCGCGTAACGCGAAGGCTCGTGCAAGCGAAATGGCGAACAATGGAAAGATCAGCGAAAGCACAAAGGCAAGCATCGACCGCAAGGCCGATAAGGTGCTTGGCAAAGGCAAGAAGAAGTGAGCGAGCTTCAACGTTATGGCTACTCGGCTTCGTAAAACACATCAAGACGATGTACGCGCCAAAATCCAGGCGAGTCAGCTTATTAATGTCTTGCAAAATCATGCACTTGGATTGACGGAAGAGCTGGCAGCCAGTCGTTTGAAAGCAATCGAAATTCTCCTGCGCAAGACTGTTCCTGATCTGAGCCAGATTCAGGCAACAGGCGAAGATGGCGGTCCATTGCAGCACGATTTAACGATGACAGTGGTATTCAAGAAGCCGTGAATATCGAGTTTCCTGAAAAGTTCCAGCCCCTCTTTGTGCCACAACGGTACAAGGTGTTTTACGGAGGGCGAGGCGGCGCGAAATCCTGGGCGATTGCGCGGGCATTACTGCTTCAGGGGGCGAGTAAGAAGCTGCGCATTCTGTGCGCGCGTGAGATTCAGGACTCGATTCGCGATTCGGTGCATAAGTTGCTGTCTGACCAGATTGAGGCGCTTGGACTGGCTAGCTTTTACGAGGTTCAACAGCAGTCCATTTATGGCATCAACGGCACTGAGATTGCATTTGGCGGCCTGAAGAACAACGTCAACAAGATCAAGTCGTTCGAGGGCGTCGATATTGTGTGGGTGGAGGAAGCGGCAACAGTTTCACGCCGATCCTGGGAAACGCTGATTCCTACCATCCGTAAAGAAGGATCAGAGATTTGGGTGTCGTTCAACCCTGAGCTGGACTCGGACGACACGTATGTGCGTTTTGTAAAGAACCCTCCGCCCAATGCGATTGTGGTGAAGGTTGATTATTTCGATAACCCTTGGCTGCCTGACACGTTACGCGCTGAAATGGAACACTCAAAAGCTACCGACCCGGATGCTTATAACCATATCTGGCTGGGGTTCACCCGCAAGATCATGGATGGCGCCGTGTACGCGAAAGAGTTGCGGGAGGCCGAGGCGCAAGGCCACATTACCCGCGTGCCGTATGACCCGACCAAGCCGGTGCATACGTTCTGGGACCTAGGCCGTGCTGACAAGACGGCTATCTGGTTCTGCCAACTTGCTGCCTTCGAGTTCCGTGTCATCGACTACTACGAGAACTCGGGCGAGGCCATCGGTCACTACATGAAAGAACTGCAATCGCGCCAGTACGTGTACGGCGACTGCTGGCTTCCTCACGATGCTGAGAACGAGTTGCTCGCCTCCGAACGCACGATTGCGCAGCAGATGCGCGCGGCCGGCTTCAAGGTACGCATCGTGCCGAAAGTGTCGCTGTCGACTGGTATCGGCGCTGCGCGGACCATCTTCCCGAACGTGTGGTTTGACGAGGACAAGTGCGCAGACGGTCTCAATGCGTTGCGCCACTACCGCTATGACGTTGATCCAGACACGAAAGAGTACAGCGACCAGCCAATGCACGACTGGGCCTCGCATGGCTCCGATGCATTCCGCTATATGGCAATCGCATTGAAGGAGCCGAAGAAAGAGACGCGCAACTTCCAGACGACCCCGCGTCGCCCGCTCAACCTTGGCCGCTCCATGGGCGGCAGCTGGATGTAACCATGGCAGAACGTGCAAAGGACATCGTCGCCCGCGCCCATAAGCGCTTCAAGCTCTGCGTCGAGTGGGAGCAGGACACGCGCCAGCGCTTCAAGGACGACATTCGCTTTCTGTTCGCTGACTCCGACAACCAGGAACAATGGAATGCTGCTGTTCGTGCACGTCGCCAGATCCAAGACCAGCCGATGGTCACGATCAACAAGACGCACACGCACTGGCTGCACGTTGTCAACGAGGGCAAGGAGAACAAGCCGTCTGTCGTCGTGCACCCGACTGGTGATGAGGCCACGTACGAAGCCGCGCAGATCATCGAGGGCATCGTGCGGCACATCGAGTACATCTCGGACGCTCAGACGGCCTATGATCGCGCACGTGAGTTCCAGGTCGGCGGCGGCATTGGATACTGGCGCATCATCACCGATTACGCGGATGAAGACAGTTTCGATCAAGAGATCTACATCCGCCAGGTACCGGATCCGCTCTCTGTCTATCTCGATCCGCACATCAAGAACGAGGACGGTTCTGACGCTCGTTATGGCTTCGTGTTCGATGACATGCCGCGCGATAAAGCCGAGGCCAAGTTCGGCACGATCCTGAAGAACCAGACGTTCGGTGATGGCGCGCTGTCGTGGAATCGCCGCGATACCGTTCGCGTGGCTGAATACTACGAGGTCAGCGAGTCCAAGGAATGGCTGTACGCTGTCGAAGGCGACAACGGCATCGAATACGTGCGTGAATCCGACATTCCAGCCGAAGCGCGCAGTATGCTTAAGGCTGCTCATGACGCAGGCACCGCGCAACGCCGCCGCGTCGACAAGCGCACCGTGAAGCATTACCTGATCGTGGGCGATGAGATCGTCGAGTCCAGCACCTGGGCGGGCAAGTACATCCCCATCATCCGCGTACCGGGTGAAGAAGTTGTGATGGAGGGCCGCTTGGACCGCAAGGGCCTCGTGCGCTACCTGAAGGACGCTCAGCGCGCTTACAACTACAACGCCTCCGCAGCACTGGAGTTCGGTGCTCTGCAGAGCAAATCGCCGTATATGGCCCCGGTCGAGGCTATCGAAGGCTTGGAAAACTACTGGGCCACTGCAAACACGCAGAATCACGCATTCCTGCCCTACAACCATGCGGATGAGCAGGGCAATCCGATCCCGTCGCCGCAGCGTCAAGAGCCGCCATCCACCGCGCCTGTGTATATGGACGGCATGTCGACGGCCGAACGTGAACTGATGATGGCTTCGGGCCAGTACGAGGCCACCTTCAGCGAACAGGGTAACGAGGTCTCGGGCGTGTCGATCGAGCGCCGGCAGAAACAGGGCTCGCGTGTCACGTTCCACTTCAAGGACAAGGAAGCGAAGGCCATCCGCTTCACCGGTAAGCAACTGATCGATCTGATCCCGAAGATCTACGACACCAAGCGCATCATCCGCATCCTGGCTGAGAACGGCGACGAGCAGCAAATCCAGATCGATCCGAACCAAAAGACCGCGCTGCAGCAGAACAAAGACGATGGCGAGGCAAAGGTAAAGGCAATCTTCAATCCTAACGTTGGGAAGTACGACGTTGTGGCGAAGGCAGGCCCGAACTTCGAGACGCGCCGCGAGGATGCATTCAACGCGATGACGCAGTTGCTTGCCTCCGCTC